GCACTTTCATTGTTGATTATTGACGAAGCTGCACTTATTGATGAAGCAGAGGATCTTTGGACTTCGGCACAACCAACATTATCAACTGGTGGTAACGCCATCATCCTATCAACCCCTCGTGGTGTAGGTAACTGGTTCCATAAAATGTGGCAGGGGGCGGAAGAAGGAAACGATGGTAAAGTAGGAATAAATGGATTTCATCCTATTACACTTCCGTGGCAATTACACCCGGAACGAGATGACGAATGGCGTCGTATTGAAGGTGGTAAACAAGGCAATCCTAAAAAAGCATCACAAGAGTATGATTGTAACTTTTTGGCATCTGGTGATAACGTCATTGATCTTAATATCATTGAGTTTTACAAGAAAAACATCCAGCGTGATCCTGTAGATAAGAGGGGAGCAGATAGAGGATTGTGGGTGTGGGAATACCCAGATTATTCACACTCATATATTGTCTGTGCTGACGTTGCCCGTGGTGATGGTATGGATTACTCAGCAGCACATGTTATAGATATTACCCAAACCACACCAACTCAAGTCGCAGAATATAAAGGCAGTTTTGGAACAAGTGATTTTGGAAACTTCCTAGTTGCATTATCAACAGAATATAATAATGCTCTCCTTATTGTGGAACGTGAAAACGTCGGATGGGGAACTATTCAAACTATCGTGGATAAAGAATATAAAAATATGTTCTATAGTTCTACTGATTTGAAATATGTGGATGTTCAACGACAATTGACTAACCGATACGATTCCGAAGAGAAGAAATTGGTACCCGGATTCAGTACCAACATGAAAACTCGTCCTATTATTATAAACAATCTTGAGATGTATTTCCAAGAGAAAGCTATTACAATCTATTCAAAGAGAACCTTAGCAGAGTTGAGCACGTTCATTTGGAAGAATGGTAAGGCACAAGCAATGGAACCTTACAATGACGACTTGATTATGTCACTTGCCATTGGGTTGTGGGTTAGAGATACCGCTTTGAGGTTACGTCAGGAAGGTATTGAACTAACTAGAGCTACCTTGGGACATATTAATATGACCAAATCGGATGCCATTCCAATTTACAAACAAAATCAGAATCGGGCCGGTGCCGAATCGTGGAGAATGAACACCGGAAGGTCCGGTATGGGTAAACAGAATCAAGAAGATATTCGATGGTTGTTGGGATAATTCAAACATATTTATACACGGGGCAATATGCCCTATAACACATACACACGTAAACGAAAGATAAACTATGGCAAATCCTATACTAAAACCATTTGATGACGAAGTTTTAGACGTTAAGAAACAGTCTCTCTATGCAAGATTGAAGAGACTGTTCTCCACTGACGTTATTGTACGAAATATTGGCGGTAAGCAGTTAAAGATAAAAGATACCGACAATATCATGTACGCAACGGATCGCAACTCATTGCGAGATCGTTTCAACAGAATCCGGTCCACAGCTTACAATGCTTATTCGAGAGATTTTGCATTATCCTATCAGGCAGCAAGAATGGACTTGTTCCGTGATTATGATACAATGGACATGGACCCAATTATTTCATCTGCATTAGATATTTACGCAGATGAATGTTTGACGTATAATGAAATGGGCAAAATGCTTACTGTTCATTCTAACAACAATAACGTTAAACAAATCCTAGAAAACCTTTTCACAGACATCCTCAACATTCAGTTCAACATGTGGTCTTGGACAAGAAACATGTGTAAGTACGGTGACTTCTTCCTTAAGTTATACATTACTCCCGAATATGGTATTTACATGGTAGAACCCATTTCGGCATACAATGTAGAACGTATTGAAAATGCTGATCCTTACAATAAGCGTTATGTCAAGTTCCAACTCCGTCCAACAGATACCGCCCAAGCAGAAGTTCTTGAGAACTATGAAATGGCACATTTCCGTTTGATGTCTGATAGTAATTTCTTACCATATGGTAAGGGAATGATTGAAGGTGCCCGCCGTGTTTGGAAGCAACTCAACTTGATGGAAGACGCTATGTTGATCCATCGTGTTATGAGAGCACCCGAGAAGCGTATTTTCTATACCGATGTTGGAAACATCCCTCCTGCCGAAGTTGATAACTACATGCAGAAGATGATGGATAAGATGAAAAAAGTCCCGTACATGGATGAACAAACGGGCGAATATAACCTTCGTTTCAATCTTCAAAACATGATTGAGGATTACTATATCCCCGTTCGTGGTGGAGATAGCGGAACGAAAATTGATACTTTGGGCGGAATGGAATGGACAGGAACCGAGGACGTGGAATATCTTCGTAACAAGCTGATGGCAGCTTTGAAAATTCCAAAACCATTCCTTGGATATGATGCAGAAACAAGTGGTAAGTCCACTTTGGCATCGGAAGATGTCCGTTTTGCTCGTACTATTCAGCGCATTCAGCGCATTCTTACTTCCGAGTTGACCAAAATTGCCATTGTTCATTTGTATTCACAAGGATACCGTGACGAAAGCTTGGTTGATTTTGAACTTGAACTTACCAATCCTTCTACAATCTTTGAGAAAGAGAAACTTGAAATCTTTGCTGAGAAAGTTGCTGTAGCGACTGATATGGTCGAGAATAAGTTCTTCTCCTATAACTGGATATACAAGAATATCTTCAATATGTCTGATGACGATATGAAGGCAGTTAAAGAAGAGGTTGTTGAAGATGCCAAACAGCGTTATCGCTTTACATCCATTGAAGAGGATGGAGATGACCCAGCCAAGCCGTTCAAGAAGATCGGTGGCGGTGGTGGTGGTGGAAAGGGTGGCGGTGGTGGTGGTGGCGGTGGCGGCGGAAGTATGGGCGGCGGTGGTGGTGGTCTTGGGGATCTTGAAGACTTGGGCGGTGATGAGCCGGGAGCAAAGGGCGAAGGTGAGGGAGAACCTGGAGCCGAGGGAGAACCTGGAGCAGAAGGTGAAGAAGACACTGGGGAAGAGGATTTGAAAGATCTTGAAGATTTGGTTAAAGAAACCAAAGACGTTCGGGATCGTTCTGACCGTGACACTAGTGACCGAGATCAGAGTGGAGAACATGATGCTAGAAAACAGCATAGGTTTGGTGAAAATCCACTTGGAACGCCAGAAGGTCCGGCTAGAAAGAATAGTGAAGGAAAACGGGCAAGTGCAATCGCTCATAACTATGAGGGTGGATCACCACTTCATCTCAGAGAACAAAAGAAAACAAAATCGCCAGTTAACAAGCCAAAAAAGGCAGATTCCGACCTGATTAGCAGTTTATCACAATTTTTGAGGAAAAGTCAAAAAGATGTAACTAAGGAACTGATTAAGGAAAATGTGTCGTCTGGAAGTAAATCTCTTATGGACGAGAAGAACATATTGGAATAAGTGATACATTACTTATAGTTTCAAAGTCTAAATCCATATTTATAAATAAGTTGAAGAGTAAATCTTAATACTATGCAGAAACGAATGCGCCATTCAAAGTTTAGAAATACCGGCATTCTGTTCGAACTCCTGACAAAACAGGTAACGGCAGATATTATTGCTGGTAAAGACACGTCCATAGCTAAAGATATACTCTACAAGTATTTCCGTGAGCACACGGAACTAGGGCAAGAGTGGCAATTGTATAGTACCCTCCTGAACGAAAAGATCAAAGACGAACCACATGCGGAGCGGTTCGTCTCTGTCATTTTAGAGGCTCGTAAAAAACTGGACGGGAAGAAACTTTCTCAACTGAAATATGACTTAATCAAGGAGATCAAAGAACATTATCCTATTGAGGAAATGTTGAAGTCTCCTGTTCGGAATTATCGGGTAATCGCTTCCATCTACAAAGTTTTTGAAGATATCACGTCTTCCGACTGTAAATTTGCTGTCAAAGAGATGTATCAAGCAAAAAATTGCATTGTTGAACACGTTGTTGATAAACCAAAAACAACTCGCCCCGAAGATGAACTTATCAACTATTATCAAACTCAGACCGAGGATATTCGTCTTCTTACTTACAAACTTCTCCTTGAAAAACTTAACGAGAAATATGATAGTGTTCTCGATGACCAACAGAAGTCAGTATTACGTGAGTATATTTACAATGTTGCCAACACGAATAACTTCGATGTATTCGTGAAGTCCAAGGTGGCAGAAATCAAAAAATCTCTTACTGAAATGGTTGTAAAAATTAAAGATTCGGATGTTATGCGAATCAAAATCAATGAAGTTGTTAATCAACTTGATAAAATCAACCCCGGCAAGATCGTTAAAGATAACCATGTGATGGTGTTGATGCTCTCTTACGAATTGCTGAAAGAGGTAAAATCGCAATTGGAGGCTAAACCCAATGTCATCTAAGCCGAAAATCAAAATGTCAGTCCTTGAAGGTATTGTCCGTGAGATTGTAAAAACTCTTGTCAAGGAAGGAATTTCCTACGGTCCTGACAATGGTGGATGGAAATCTGATTGTTGTCATGCTGATCCTGCCGATGGATTTGATAGGAATGGCATATTCAAAGGGAAACAAAACTTTGGGTTATCATATCCATTCGGGGTGTGTTCTAAATGTAAACAAGATTCTAGGTTTGTCAAACAAAAAGTGTATTATACTCCGGATTCTGTAAAAGAAATGAGCGGCACTTCCGCTGCTTCTCCTGTCACTGGTAAAACTGCTTTTGTTAAGAAAAAATTCAATGAGACATCAGAACCAGATGATACTGAACGTGCGGTTGATACTACACGAAAATCCAATTGTTGTGGAGCACCACCAGATAGAGAAGTTGCTAAGGATAACTCGGGACGTTGTTCTAAATGCAAAGATGGTGCAATGTTTTCCGGTGGAAAGAAAAAGATTAAAGAGAACGAATTTGATGGTAAGAAGTGGCCAAAACACAATGCTAAAATTTCCAATGAAGAAATGGAAGAAGCAAAAAATGTTGCTGCTAGAATATGGCAACCTGTGTATTTGACACAATTTCACTCTATTAGTGCGGATGGTGGAAAGCATTTTGTAGTGTATCTTCATTCTGCTACGGGCGACAAACATTACATGTACAAGGATAAGAATGGGAAATGGTTCTATTCCAAAGGACATGGAGCAGAATCAAAATTTGTTCCCGCAGATGAATATCTTA